TATCCAAGAGAATTGCGAATGCAGAGATTCGGGGACTGTCAAGGCGTGCTGATAAAGCCAAAGAAGACAGAGAGAAATTCCATTCATGGGTCAATGAGTTTTACAAAAAACACAAAGTCTATGTAAAGAAATGCTTAGATCCTATTCTGCACGATGACGAATTAGCAAGTGCAATATGTTCAGATGGCTGGAGTGCTATTATTGCATGCGATGACCCTGCAACTTTCCTTTTGGACTGGGACAGAAAAAGCCAAATAAAAGAAATGATAAAAGAGGTTTACAATGCCATACCCACAAATAATTAACTTACTAAATAGTACAGCGTGGGCGATTCTGCCTGAGAAGATGAAAGTCATTATGGATTTTCTCAGCATCCGGCTGGCAAATCAAACTACCGTCCCGATAAAGGCGGCATCGCCGAGACAATATTCATCTCCAAATAAGAAAGTAGTTGTTATGGGGATGGTTGGGACTATCAGCCAACGTGTGGATATGATGACTGAATACAGTGGGGGTGTTTCAACTGATTCTTTCGGAAAAGTCTTTGACGATGCGGTCAGCGATCCCGCTGTCAAAAGTATCATTATTGATGTTGATTCACCGGGCGGCAGTGTTTATGGGCTGGAGGGACTAACCACTAAGATCAGAAATGCCCGGTCGCAAAAAAGGATTATTGCTGTTGCAAATTCCCTGATGGCATCGGCGGCATACTACATCGGTTCAGCAGCGACAAAGATCATAGCTACGCCGGGGGCACAGGTTGGAAGTATTGGCACAATTGTCGTACATGTTGACCAGAGCAAGGCTATGGAAGACGCTGGACTCAAATACACATTTATCACGGCTGGAAAATATAAAGCACTTGGCAATGATTCAGAACCTTTGAGTGAAGAGGCTTTGAAATACTACCAAGGTATGGTTGATCAATATTATGACATGTTTATTTCTGCTGTGTCAAGTGGCCGAGGTATTTCAAAACAAAAAGTAAAAGAAGATTACGGCTCAGGAAAATTACTGAGTGCTAAAGACGCTTTAAAGGTTGGCATGATAGATCAGATCCGAACATTCGAGGAAGTTGTAAACGCCGAATATCGGCGATACCAGAGATAAAACGTATGCGGTAGCAGCGTTAATCTAATAAATAAAATCGTAAACTGAAATTAAGGATTAAGAAATGAAATATAAAGAGTTGTTAGAAAAACTAAAGACCACTGCTGCAAGGGTTCGGGAGATTGACGAGATCGAAGAGATGACAGATGAACTCAAAGAAGAGCAGGACAATCTTATCATCGAGCAGACAAGTCTGAAAGAGAAAATCCAGAGAGAAAAAGAGCTTGTTGAAACCGATGGTTTTATTGCTGAAGCCGAAGCCAACATTCCTGTTGAGCTGAGAGTTGCTCCTGTTGCTCCTGTTGCATCCGCATCGCCTGTTGTCATGGATGCCCTCCCTGCAACTGTCAAAAGATGGGGACCGTTGAATTGTTTTAAAGGCGAAAACGCCGATTTAAGTGCATACCGATTCGGCCAGTACTTCAGGGCAATGGCTGGCAACAAACATGCTATTGAGTATTGCAGCCAAAATGGGATTGTAATGGCCGTTCACCAAGAAGGCGATAATACTACTGGCGGTTATCTTGTGCCGACCGAGTTCGACAATTCAATTATCGAGCTTGTAACTCAGTATGGTGTTTTCAGACCCAACGCGAAAAACATTCCGATGACCTCAGACTCGAAAACTCAGCCGAGAAAAACCGGCGGGCTGGATGCGTATTTTGTTGGTGAAGGTAGCTCTGGAACAGAGAGTACATCCTCTTGGGATCAGGTTCAGTATGTAGCCAAAAAACTCATGGTACTTACAAAAGTATCAAACGAATTGAGCGAAGATGCGATTATCTCTATTGCCGATAGTATCGCAACTGACATTGCAAGGGCATTTGCATACAAAGAGGATTTGTGCGGATTTACCGGCACGGGCATTTCTACTCATGGCGGTATCGTTGGTGTTTCACCTGCAATTAAAACCCTTAACGGTGTAACCGATGGTGGTGGTGTTATTCTTGCCGCCGGTAATTTATTTAGTGAGTTCACGCTTGCAAATCACACTTTTACAATTGCCAGAGTTCCGGCTTATGCAAGAGCTGGGTCAAAGTGGTATTGTTCGCCGATGTATTATGATGGCACTATGTCAGCGTTGGCAAACGCCGCAGGCGGAAATACATCACAAAATATTGTTGATGGTGTACCCCAAAACAAGTTCCTTGGTTACCCTGTTGTTTTAACAGAGGTAATGCCGACTGCTGATGCAAATAGTCAGATCGCTTGTTTGTTTGGCAATCTTGAGCAGGCCGCTGGATTTGGCGATAGACGACAGATGACGCTTGCCGTAAGTGATTCTGCTTACGTAGGCGGAGCCAGCGTATTTACAACCGATGAGCTTGCAGTTCGTGGGACTGAACGGCTTGACATTAACGTTCACGACATTGGCACTGCGGCTGCGGCTGGCCCGATTGTTGGTCTTATGTCTGCTGCATCTTAATTGTAAACAGTAACTTTAAATTAAGGATATAATAATGATTAACGGGAATGAAGGACAGTTAGTAAACATGAATGCGTTGGCAACTACAAATGCTGATGCCACGCAGAGGATGTCGTTTGACACCTTGGGGTTTGATAACCTCAATCTGTATGTGGCTTGCGGCTCGCATAATTCTGAAACACAAGGCATCACCGAGATACTTGTATCTGATAGTGACACGGAAACAGCGGCAAACTCCATGACTGATATTGCGGCTTTGTGTTCCGCAACGGAGACAAGTACATCTGCAAGTAATGTCTTGCCAGCCGCTGCGATTATGGCACTTGGTGGTATTGTAACTGAGCTTCAGGTTGACCTCCGAAAACGCAAAAGATACATCGGCGTAGAGGTTACGACTGGAACTGTTGCTGCCGGTATGCCCGTATCTGTTGTGGGCAGGCTTACAAGGTCTGGCCAGTCTGCGGATACGGCTGCTGAAAAAGCAGGGATTAATCTGGCTGATACAGATTACAGCGGTTGCATGGCTGTTGTATCTGGTTAATGAAACCTTTGTCTATGGGCGGTTGGCGAGAGCTGCCGCCTATGGACAATATAAAAGATAAAGGGAAAGAACAGATGAAACTTAATTTAGGCTCAGGAAAGAAAAATTTAGACATTAACGGCTATGTCAACATTGACATTGCTAACGGTGCAGTTGCGTACCCTCTCAATTACGAAAGCGGAACGGTAGACGAGATTCGAGCTTCTCATATTTTAGAGCATTTCGGGCAAAGTGAACTCTTGTCCGTGCTTAAAAACTGGGTTGACAAACTCCGTCCGGGTGGTGTGCTGAAAATAGCCGTCCCAGACTTTAAAAAGATCGCCTTTAACTACCTTGAAAACAAGCCAACAAAACATAATGTCGTATCATATATCGTAGGTGGCCAAGACGATGAGAATGATTTTCATAAGATGGTTTTCGATAAGAAATCCCTAACTAATTATCTCAAAGATTGTGGGCTTGATAATATACAAACATGGAAATCAGAGATAAAGGATTGTGCGGCATATGATATATCGCTGAATCTTATGGGCGAAAAGCCAATAGGGATTGCAGGAAAGACAAAGATACATGCTGTGATGTCAATGCCCCGGTTAGCTTTCACGGACAATATGTATGCGGCAATTCGAGTATTTCCTGCTTTAGGAATTGGATTTGATAAAGGCACTGGTGTATTTTGGGGGCAGATATTAACAAACTTGTTGGAGCGTCATCTTGAGGATGGCACTGAGTACATCATAACAGTTGACTACGATACGTGGTTCAGACAGGAGCATGTAATAAAGATGCTTCAGCTTATGGCAGAGAATCCAGACGTAGATGCAATTATCCCTGTCCAGACAAAAAGAGAAAATGAAGTGCCAATGTTTGCCGTTGTCCCTAAAGGCGGAGAGAAGATCAAGAAAGTTCCCATAAGCGAATTTGACAAAGACCTTATTCCGATTGTCGGCGGACATTTCGGATTAACCGTATTCCGTGTTTCAGCTTTTAAGGATTTGAAAAAGCCTTGGTTCCTGCCGATGCCTGACAAAGATGGTGGCTGGAATGAGGGCAAGATCGATGAGGATATTCACTTCTGGCACAACTTTTACAATGAAGGCCGAAAGACTTGTCTTGCTACTCAGGTCAACATCGGACACTTACAACTCATGGCTACATTTCCCGGCAAGGCATCAAACCATTTTAAGCCAGTACATGTTTATATGTCGGATGTCGAAAAAGGGCTTTACCCTGATAATGCAGTGCCAAAAGTGGAGTTCAAAAAATGAAGATAAAACTCTTGAAAAATTACAACCTGTCTGTTGCTGGCGATGTAGTGGACTTTAACCTGCCTATCGCAGACTTGTTGATACAGCGTAACATCGCAGTGGCCGTCATTGAATCTAAAAAAAGGAAGGCTCCGAATGTTGTGGCAAGTAACAACCGCACCAGCCGTAGAACCCGTAAGTCTCGCTAATATGAAGTTGCATTTGCGGGTAGATTCTACCGATGACAACGATTTGATTACATCTCTGATCGTTGCTTCACGGCAATGGTGCGAGGACTACGAGGGCAGATCATATATTACGCAGACGATAACCGCTAAAATCGATAGGTTCAGCGATGAAATTATTATACCAAGGCCAAAGCTTCAGTCAGTTACAGCGATCAAATATATTGACACAAGCGGAGACGAACAGACTTTAGATTCTGGTATTTACGATGTAGATATTTACCGTGAACCGGGTAGAATCACACGGGGCTATAATCAGAACTGGGCGAATTATCGAGGCGATGTAAATGGTATTGAGATTATCTATATAGCCGGATATGGCGATGCATCGACCGATGTACCCGACAGAACAATTGCGGCGATAAAACTTTTGTGTGGCCATTTATTTGAACATCGGGAATCAACAAGCGAATTGTCATTAAAAGAGATACCGATGGGCGTAACATCCCTGCTTAATTCGAAAATGCGGACGGTATGAATATAGGTAAGCTGAGACATAGAGTTGCATTGCAAAGCTTTTCTGATACCGCAGATAGTTACGGAGAGGCCATTGCGACCTATACAACTTATGCTACCGTTTGGGGTTCTATCGAGCCGTTAAGCGGTAAAGAGTTACTCAATGCACAACAACAGCAGGCAGAGGTAACTATCCGCATTAAGATTAGATATTTGTCAACAGTTACTGAGAAAGATCGAGTGTTATTTGGCGATGATGTTTACGAAATAACATCGGCAATTAACAAAGACAAGCGTAATGAGTTTTTAGAGCTTTTATGCAAAGAGGTTCGATAGTGAAATTTAGCATAAAATTATCTGGCGGCGAAGAATTAGACAGGAAACTGAAGAACTTAGAAACTAAAGTTTCCAGAAAGATTGTACGTAAAGCGGTCCGTGCAGCTCAAAAAGAACCTCTTGTGGTTGCGAAATCAAACGCAAAGACAATGATCGGCGGTGCTATGGGTGGCCTTATTTCCAAATGGATAAAGATACTATCTCCAAAAAAACAGTATCGGGGTTCGTACCGATTAGATGTCGGCGTTAGTTCAGTGGCAAATGATACGTTTGTTGTAAATTCAAAATCCGGCAAACGCAATTACATCCCGGCTGCGATTGAATATGGACATGGTTCAAATAAAAATGAAGCTGCAATCCCGTTCATGCGTAATGCACATGAAAAAACAAAGACGAGAAGTCTTCGGACATTCAAGAGTGTATTGAAAAAAGGTATAGAAGAGACAGCAAGGAGCTAAGTAATGACAGCAGAAGATAAACCGCAATGCGAAGTACATGGTGAGCAAATTAGCCAATTACAAACAAGTGATGACAGGCAATGGATCAAGCTGAATGAACATGACAGTTTGTTTAGGAAATATGTGCCCCTCTGGACAACAGTTATCTTGATGGTGTCAAGTGCATTGACCGGCTCGGCGTTAACTTTTGCAGGTATGATTATAAAGTTCACGGGACGATGAAAACGGCAAAGCATCATCTTGAGGATATACGGGCAGAGCTATTCGGCATGTTTCAGGATGGATATGGCAAGACGATACAAGGCGAGATTGCTTTAAATGCGATTATGTATGCAACTGAGCAGGCGGTAAAGACTTTTGAGAACATGGATAAAGACGAAAAATTCAATAGGTATCAGGTATGAGAAAAAGTTTAGTAAAAGATAAAATCGTAGCCTTACAGAAACTCGGCAAGACGGTTGATCAGATAAAAAAGAAAAATATTAACAG